AATCACCAAAACTCAAGAATCCGAATTAACCAATCGAATTTCCAGTGTGCAATGAATTGTCTTGCCTTTCTTGCTATGAGTTTTTGCAAAGACCCGAACTGGGTTGACGACCTCTTTGAGGACGTTAACGACATGGACGGGCCTGTGGCCGAGGAGTGTGTGGACACAACCTTGGACGCAGCCCTTGTTGGCGATGCAACTTGGGAACAGGGATGGCAGCCTCTTACAATCGGGCTTGCCAGTCCCAAGGAGATGCTCTTCGGAGACTTCTCTAGTGGTGAGGTGGAACTCCTCTCAGAGCACAGGGACTTTGAGCCCACGGATAGCTCGTCCGATGCGATCGCAAACACCCAATTAGCCATCACCAACACGTTTGGTGCGCTGCAGAAGGTGGACAACATGCAGTTAGCCCCGGTCACGGTTGGCGCGCTGCAAAAGGTTGATGTGGTCGCGGCACCCGAAACTGGCTTTGCGAAACGAGTGACTGTCGTTGAGGTTAGCCAGCATCGGCGGGTGCACAAGCACCAGCGTGGGAGGTTCGTTGCCAGCATCACTTCGGAGATCAAGGCCAAAATGGGCATCCCCGTCAAGTCCAAAGCAAATGACTTGACCATCCGCTATCTAGCGAATGGGCGGTGCAAGGAACTTGGCGTGAGACCTAAACACAGCCAGGCCATCGTGGAGTTAGTGCTAGTCATGGTGTACACACCGGACAAGTGCGATGTAGCGGCCGCTGAACTCAGCAACAGTCGGGCGCGAAAAGCGGCATGGAATGACCATAGCTGGGCTAGCAAGAGCCAGCTGTACCGGATGTTCACGCCGCGGTTTCTCCACGACCTCAACACTCACGGGCCATCTGATGGTCCTGTGGGTGCTTGAGGGCGCTTGGTAGCCACACAAGGGAAGAGTCACAAATCCACTATGACTCATCCCGGATTGCGCGTGTGGCGAAACCAGGCGCAGGTCGGGGTTCGCACTCTGTACTCGATCAGTGAATTGAGTCCAAGTCAACCCCTAGGCGTCAACAACGCGGATATCACCACTCTCGAGTGCGCGTTGTTGGAGCGGATGTACTATTGCAAAGTGAAGGGGGAGTTCGTGGCCCCACCCTCGGTGACAACCGGGATCTACACGACGAGGTTATCCACCTTTAGTTCTAAGCTTGCTAACTTATTGCGCACTTCCACCCCGGTTTCCCTCGACGCTGTCGTCGAGATGTATCAGGGTCGCAAACGCACAATCTACAGCAATGCTAAGGTAAAGCTAGAGACAGTAGGACTGACTCGTAAACACGGCTATCTCAACAGCTTCGTTAAGTTAGAGAAGGTGAATCCTGAAAAGGCTCCGCGGTGCATTCAACCAAGGAACCCCGTGTATAATATCAAGATGGCTACTTACATCAAGCCACTTGAGCACCGCGTGTACCAAGCCATTGGTAAATTGTACGGTGATGGTCCGACCGTCATCAAAGGGTACAACACCTTTGGCATCGGCAGCATCATTCGTGGTAAATGGAGGTCGTTTGATCGCCCAGTTGCCATCGGACTTGACGCTACCAAGTTTGACATGCACGTCAGTGCCGAAGCATTGGAGTGGGAACACTCGGTCTACAACAGTGTATATCGCTGTAAGACGTTGCGCAAGATGCTCAGTTGGCAAATCGACAACAAGGGCTTTGGGTGGTGCAAAGATGGGAACCTACGTTACTCAGTCAAAGGACGTAGAGCTAGCGGCGACATGAACACGGCTTTGGGAAATTGCCTGATCATGTGCGCCCTAGTGTACGAGTACTCCCGGCACAAGAACATACCCACCAAATTGTGCAACAATGGCGACGATTGTGTCGTAATGATGGAACAGGGCTACGAGGCCAACTTCATGGAGGGGTTGGATGAGTGGTTCCATGAGATGGGATTTCGGATGGTGGCTGAAAAGCCAGTGTACGAATTGAACAAGATTGAGTTCTGTCAAATGCGACCCATAGAATTGGATGATGGACGGTGTATGATGGTGCGCAACATTCCAGTTGCTCTACGGAAAGACACCCTTTGCACCATCGGTGTTGAGAATGCCAAAGCCCTTCAAGGGTGGTGTTCTGCAGTGGGGACAGGAGGTCTGGCGCTCTGTGGTGGAGTGCCAATCATGCAAAACCTATACCGAACGCTCCAAAGGCTCGGTGGTGGTTATACGAACAAGACGGCCGTTGAGTTAGCAAGGAACTCCGGCATGTACCTGTTGTCGAAGGATGTCAAGTTGACGTTTGCAGAGCCGAGCGCTGAAATGCGGCTGCAAGTGTTCAAGGCATGGGGAATTCTACCAGACGTGCAAGTAGCGCTGGAAGCCCACTTCGACTCGTACACTTTCGTACATGAATCAGTCACTCCGGCCGATAGCCACCTAAACCACACACCAATATTCAATGCGCTATCATGGTAAATACTGCGGTCCCAACTGGTCTGCTGGTCGAGATCAACCTTCGGTCGACTCAACCATGCCACCAGACGACGACTTCGATGCACACTGCAAGGTGCATGACGCTGCTTATGCTAACGGTCTCAATCTTGAAGATGCTGACTGGAAGTTTGCGGCTGATAACCTTGCTGGTCCTAAACTCAAACAACATGTCGCTGGACTTGCTGTAGGAGGACAAGCTGTGATCAGGTCGCTCGATAGAATATCAAGACTTACCAAACTTACACCTATGAACACTCAAAGACTTCGTGGCACTGCCACCACAAAACGCTCTCAAGCCGCTACTGTCGGCCACGCTTCGCAGATTGACTCTGTGACGGTTCCGGCCGCCATTGGGTCCGTCATTCGCGGAGCCAAAGCCATCACACGCAACAAGACCAAGAACACACTCACCATGGACGTCAGTGTGTGCGCGGGTCGCCCTTCTGGCGCCACCCAAGCTAATTTTGTTGAAATGGTAGGCCTGCAGTACTTGGCGCCTGTCTCTCTCGGCAACGATGAGATACAAAACATGACCCGTGTTTACCAACATTTCCGGATCTTACAAGCTACCATGCGATTTCGTGCATTCCAAGGAACGCAGAACGGTGGCGAGGTGGTTGTTATCTCCAATGACGACCCCAATTTTCGGCCAATCAACACCACTATCAACAGTGCGTTTTACCAACGCGCCATGTCTACGGAACACTGTCTGCTCACGCCCTTGTGGTGCAGCGCGGACATCCCGTTGGCAGTCGACACCCGCTGGAAGGTATGCGACAATAGTAACAGCACAACTCTTGAAGAATTTTGCGCTGGTGTGGTTTACATTTATAGTGACGGAACTGTCCAAATTCCTGGATACTTCTGTGTTTCTATGGTCGTGGAATTCGAGGGCTTACGGTTTAACTCCCGCAACCTGATCAGTGGTTCTTACCTCGGGTTGGGAATGCGGCAAGCCATGACCGTTGGGGCCACCACGCTAAACTCAGATGCAGTGCTAAATGGTACCGGGTTCACCACGGGTGACATCTACTCGGTGCAATTGAGCATTACTGGAGCCACACTCGCCGCCACCATCACAGCATCAAATTTGTTTGCGATCAGTAGCGGCACTGGTACGATCCCTTTCACCATCTTGGGGTCCACTATGGTATACGCACGTGCTAGTACCACTACCACGTTGGGGCTCTACACCACCTACGATTCTGCAGTCGGAGGTGATGCATCAGACAAATTGCTGTACGGCGTCACTGCCGTTACGGGCACCTCATTGCCCACGTGCGTGATTACACAATTGCGCAACAGCACGCAGCCGTCAAGTTAAGGCGGGATGAGCAACCGCGGTGCACGGGTGCTCATCGAGGATTTCTGGAACAAAACTAAAATAAAAATTAGACTTAGGTTGAATCATGTATTTTCGTGCGTAGTATATATAAATAAATCCACAAGAAATCTTAAACGATGGCTGTACAGCCGAAGCAGCTCCGCGGATGCGCAGAGCGAACACACAGATGAAACCTAAATCTCATACTTGCAACACCGAAGTAGTAGTGGCCCTTGTTCCTCAGGGTGGCAGTACCGAATCGAATGTTCGTACTCGGGTGGTTCCGAGGCTACTAGGTGCAGGGGAATGGTAGAGTTGTCGAATCTCAATGTGTTAACACAGGAAAATCATCCAGGGCCACGACGATTCGTGGGCTTCAGCGTCGCTAGCGCTGATTCTAGCACCACTATGTGGTGAGGGTGTGGGTCTCGATCAGCAATGGTCGGGGGGCTGCCGTGCACCTAAGCGATCCCAAACTACTAGTTTTCAATGGAGT